ATAGCGTGTTGTAGTTGCTAAACAGTGCAGTGATAGACCCGCCGCGGGCGGATAGCTCTATGAAGGCGTCCGCCGCGAACTGTTCTATCAACCCAACGGTGGAGAAGTACAACACCCGTCCGTCTTCAATCCCGCCGTCGAGCCATAGACACCCGCTAAACAGGGCGGAGAACCGCGCCCGCGGAGCTGGAAGCGGACCTGTTGGGATGGCCGGGGCCGGTTGGCCAAGGTTGGCGGTCAATACGGCATCAAAGAACAGCGGTTCCACGTTGTTCCGGATGATGTCAATGAAGTATAAAGACGTGTCCCCGGGGCTTACGTAGTCATCTGAATAGTTGGTGGTCCGGTACAGCTTCCGGGCCACGGTGCCCTTGGGGCCTATGGGGATGTCCAGCGCGCATGCGTGGCGGAACCCCTCCGCGGCGGCGGGGAGTGACCAACTTTCGCTGTTCAACGTACTCGAGGGGCCTTCGGACCCGGTGTCCGTAATATAGGACACGGCCCACCCGAAGATGGCCTCCTTGTCACCGTCCGCACCCGTGGCGTTGGACGCAAACCCCAAGCCCCACCGCCCACCGTCGGGAATAGCCAAACCATCGGACGGACACCACAGGGTCACCGCCCCGTTGCCGGAACCCGCAGGCGGGCCAAACGCGGGCGGCGGCGGGATAGGCTTCACAGTCCGCGGTTCCACCGGGGTGGGCAATCCATCGAACCCGAACGGCCGGATAATCTGGACGGCGGCGGATGTGGTGTGTGGAGACCCCGGCAACGGCCACGGCCGCACCAACACCGGGCGGTCAACGCCATTGGTGATGACCGTGCCGTGTCCCGTGTCCGTGCACCAAGACGCGGCGTCCGTGGGTGTGGGGATGTGGCGGCCCGTCTGCAACGGGATGGCCTGGTCAGCTCCATCCGACTGGAACAACAGGAACAACGTCCCGTCTGACTCGTACAGGACGTGTTGACGGGCACCGCCCGCAACGCCTTGGGTGCAGTGCAGAGCGTACACCGGGCCGGTTGACGCAAACGGGACCCAACTGGTAGCACCGGGGACCCACGGTTCATAGCCGACGCGCGTCGACCACCCGCCCGTGGTCTTGTCAATGATTAGGTTGTCCGCCTTCCCCGCGTCTTGCGGGTTCTGCGGGAGCTTGGTGGAGACTCCACCCGCCAACGGTGTCTGGTAGACTTGTTGCTTCATGGCGTGAAGGTCATCTTGCCAAACGGGTTGCGGATGTAACGATAGCCCGCGGTGGGGCTTCCTTTAATGATGCGCCGGGGCACGGCCTTCAAATACGCCTGTTCCATACCTTTGAACAAGGTGTCCTTCTTGCGGGCATACACCGCGGACAAGGCGGGGTTGTCTACTTTTAACGCCAACGATTCCAGGGCCGCGTATGCGATTAGCTGAGCATATGCGGTGGGAACCAGTGGTGCGTCTTGGTCCTCCTGCAAGCGGGGCGGGTTCACCAACATCCGCACGTTCAAGTCCTGGTCCCCGGATACGTGCGGGTACAGGTGGATGGACTGATAGGCCGCCGACTGGTTCCACTTGTACCGCACCGCGGACACATGGAACGGTTGCGTGGACAAGTGGGACAGCTCCAAGCGGGGCAATAGCACCATGCCGCCGAATGCCGGGTTGTCCGGCGGGACGGTATCGGTTCCCGTAGCCACGCCGGTCACTTCGATGGGCTCGGTATGACGGATGCGAACCGGGGCCACAATACCCGCTTCCGGACATGTGAAGTAGTACCGCCGCCAAAGGCCGGTTTGCGGGTTCAGTGGCTCCGGTTTGAACGTCAGGGTCTCCGTGTCCGTCAGGTTGTACGTCGATACCTTGGAGAACGCGGATTCCCACCCATCCGATACGTCCCGCCGATACACCGGGAAGTTGGTGGCGTTGGGTCCGGATACGTTCACCATATAGACGTTGATTGTGCGGACGCCTTGACCAACTCCGGCCACCTTGGTGACGCCCCGCACGGTGTTTGGTCCCGGCACAACCTTCCCGTCCGTTGGCAGGTACGCTTCCACCGTGCCCAACAAGTCCGGGTCAAGGTTTGCGTCTTCCAGTTCCCATTGGGAAAGGAACATGCAGCGGGCAGGTATCCCTACATGCGGGTCTGATACATTTTGTGTCTGCATAGAATCGGACGGCAGAAACACATCCCGGCGGCGGACCGTGGTCGTATAGGCCCCGGTCACGCCCTCAAAGGGCCGGTCAATGAAGGCGGTGGTGCCGTTCTTCACCCACGTCAACCGGTACTGGAACGCGGCACCGGTGGAGTCAACGCCGGATAGGGCGGCCTCCGTGAACGCGGACCCGGGCAACACTTGACTCGCGGACACCGGGATAGCGGTGCCGGCCACCTGGTTGGACCCATTGGTGTATGTGAACGTGAACGTGGTGTCCGTCCAGACTTTCAACACCCGTTCCTTCATGGCAAAGTCCCACGGCCTGTCCGTCAGGACGCGGGTTTGCGAGTCATTCAGGATGGACACCAACTGAGCCTTGTACGTCTCGTTGGTTGGGTCGTAGTCCAACAAGTTTCCGCAGAAGTCTATCAGTTGGCCAAGGTTCACAGGTGGCTCCTAACAAAGCGCCCCGCCCCCGGTTTGGGGCCGGAAGCGGGGCAAGGGGTCCGGAAGAACCCCAGGAGACTAAAAGCGTTTGATGACCATGACTTCCGCGGTGTTTGCGGCGGCCAGAGTCAACGCAACGGCAACCACGTTGGGAAGTGCCACTGCGGCGGCCCCGGAGCCATCACCCACATATGTGGCGGCCCCAACCCGGCCCGCGGTTGCGGTGGTGGTCAGGGCGGCACCCGCGGCGGTGCCGGTGGCCACGTTGGCGGATGCCACATAGCCGGCAATCACTACCCGGACCTTGGCCGGAGTGGCCGCGGTGCCGGTGGCCGTTTCCGTAGCCACACCAATGGTGGTCCCGTTCCCGGCGGCGGCGGGTGCCTGCACGATGAACAGGGCCTTGTCCGGGCCGGTTTGCGACACATCCAGGGCAACGAAGTCCCCGGCGGTGATGGCTCCCGCGGCATAGAAGGTTTCCGTTTGGCGCCGGTTCGACGTGTCCGCGCCTTCACCGCCGCCCAAGAACTGAACAAGTGTAGAAGTGGCCATTGTCTATGCCTCGGCGTCAAGAAGAAGGGAATGGCTGGCCAGGTGGCCGGTCACAAGCTGCATCCGGCAGAAGACCATGGCGGCCTCCGTGGCGGTGCCGGGCACGGGCATCATCTCGGACACATTGAAGAACCCGTCCGTGTCCACATAGAGTTGGAACTGGTCAGAAGACAGGAGGTATGCGGACACCGGTTCCCGGCCTGCGGAAATGGTGCCGTTGACGTTGTAGCCCAAGTTGGGGTCAACATAGATACGGGCGCCGCGGTAGGTCGGCACCATCTCACCGTTCAGGCCGTTCCGGTCATTGACCGTGACGTACTGGATGCGGGCATCCATCAACGCCAAGAAGGCCGCATAGCTGGACGGGGACATCAACATGATGTCAGGGGTTCCGCCTGACGGGTTGTAGATGCTGCTCTGGATGAACAGCTCGTCCAGGTTGGCAAGGGTCAGGGTTCCGCCCGCGTCAACAAACTGGTTGAACCAGTTTTGGTTGCGGTACGTGACCTTGGACAGTCCGCCGACGCTGTTAGCCTGTGCGGCCTTGGCACGGGCTTCCAACCACCCCGTGGTGTTGGGCGCGGTGATGTCCACACCACCCACGGAAACACCGGAACCGTTCAGGGTTTGCAGGGTGGTCAGCTTCGAGCTGTCCCCCGCAATGACCTGCTTGCTAACTTCCTTCTTCAAAGAAAGCATCACGTTCTTCATCTTGGCTTCAAGGATGTTGACCACGGCCAAGTCACCCTTGTTGGCCGCCTTCTCGACGGCGGACAAGATGATAGGCTGCGTGAAGTTGCTGTATTCAAATTTGGCGGTCTGGAAGGGGTCAGTGACCGCCATGGACACAGGCTCAAAGCCGTTAGTCAGCTCGGTGATGGAGCTGTGGTCACCAAAGATGACCGGCTGTTCCACGCGGGCACCGCCGGACACCTTGACCAAGTTGCCGTGGTCTTCGATGGCGCGGATAAGCGGGTGGGCAAGAAAGGAGTTGTCAACCAGCTTGTCCCGGAGGAGCTGTAGCGTGGTTGAGAGTACGGACTGTGGGGGCATGGTGTTGGGCTCGCTTGTTGTTGGATTCTACGGTGGAAGGCGTGTCCGGGAAGGCCGGGGCCGGATACCGCAGGCTCCACAAAGGGGTGGCCCACGCATAGCCGGACATTACCACGCGGCCGGCACCGTGTCTATTGGTTGCGGTGCAGGGACTTTGCAAGCGCCAACAAGTCCGCGTTGTTCATGCGGCGCATGTCCCCGCGTCCGGGGCGGCCTCCGGGTGCGGACCTGCGGGGTGCCGCGGTGCCAACAAGGGCGGCTTCCTTCCGGGCCTTGCGGGCCGCGGCCTTGGTGACC